TAAGACGCTAAACAATTTTAGTATATTTAACAATGTCCAAAAAGTTATTAGGCTACATTTGTAATTATATTCAATTAATCATAAACCAAAGCAAATGAAAAAAACACTATTTATCCTATCATTATTTGTGATAGTCTCCTGCTCTAAGGACTGCAGGTATAACAAAGCTCAACTAGATAAAATGTTTGAAAGTGAAATTAGGTCAGCGGGAACTAATACCCAAAAGATTAAGCTAATCATTCAAAAGTATAATTTCATGTATAAAGACGCTTGCTAATGTACACAATCACACCTCACATACTCGCAGTCTATAACTGCTATTCTTTTGGAGTCGAATCAAAAGTTTATGATAAAATAAGTGGGTCTAAGGTCTATAACCTATACGATGATTATTCGAGCTTGACCGAGATTGATAATTTGAAAACTGAGATACTTAGTCAATCCGAATTTAGACGCATAGACAAGTCCAAATACTATGAAATAGACAAAGGTGAGCTAGGAGTTATTTATGAGTATAAGGCAAACAAAATGCTTATAGCTCAAGTCGCAAAAAAGGAACTATCTAAACTTAAAAAGTGTATGGAGCTATGCAACGAACTAGAACATCTTAATCCACGTGACCAAAAGCTAATGATGAAATATTCTAAGTTCAGCAAAAAGGCTAAAATGGAAGTCCAAGAAGACATCGACCACGTCTATAAGTGTTTAGAGTTATGCAATCAGAAAACCTTTTATCAGCCTACCAACTAAAATCTTTGTTATTAGATAGCTTTTTGACCGCATCTGTTGTATTCTTTTGCTCTCTATGAATAGATTTAAGGGTGTGACTAGAAACTCTCGCTATGAGATTGTTTTCCGCTTCTATTATTGAACTCCTATAACTTTTAGCTGCTTCACTTTCTTTAGCCTGTAGTGCTGGCATCACATAGTGTCGGTTAATGTATGCGTCTCTCTCACTATCTGACATATTTATAGCCTCTAATAAGCCTAGATTGTCTCCTTTCATAGCTTGTGAGCGTCTAGTTATAAACTCATTACCTTCGGCTTCTATTAAGACTCCACCTGCAGCGTGAGGCTTACCGCTAATCATTCCTTGTATGTCAGAGCTTGGAACTGCACCCCCTTTCTCAAACTTAGGTATAGGTTGAGCTGCTACCAATGCTAATTGAGCTAATCCTAATGCACCTACTATTGCTGCGAATACTGGTCCTGCTATTGGTCCTGTAGTTGCAAACGCTTTTACCACTGCCACCGCTGTATTAATAACTATATCTAACATAGCTTTCTTTTTGTCAGCTTCGGCTTGTTTGCGTTTAATATCCTTTTCCTTTAATGCATACTTTTGTTTAATCAAATCCTTTTTTTGTTCGTTATCACCTGCCAATCTTAGTTCCTCTTCTTGTTGAGCTTGTAAAGCTGCCAACTCTTCTTGTCTGCGTTGAGTGTCGGCTGCAAATATAGCATTTGATACTGTACTAGCTACCGCTCCAGCTGCTTCTGCTGCTGCTGCGGCTTTTTCTGCAGGAGTTACGCCTTCTTTGTCTAATGTATTTTGCAAATTTTCAATACTACTTTTTACTTTGCTTACGTCAGCAGGATTTAATCCTATTTGTAAAAGTATTCCATTATTAGCAAATTCAAATATCTCATTAAGTTGTTGCTTTAATTTATCTTGACGTTCTTTATCTGCCTTATCCTGGTTTTTCTTTGTGTTTTTATTTATATCTCTTTGATTCTTATCTATTAGTTCCTCATTTGCCTTTAACTGTTCTTGTAATCCTTTTACAAGCTCACTGTTTTCAGCAGCTCCAGCTTTTATAGCTGCATCTATCTTTGACTGTAAAATTCTATTTTGACTTTGCAATATTAAAGCCTCAATTTCTAGTAATTGTTTTTCCTTATCTTCCTTTTCTTTATCGTTTAATGTTTCGGTTTCAGATAGTAATTGCTTTTTAGCTTGCAATTCTTTTAATGTAGAATCATCTACTATCTGAGATGCTGCAATTGCATTTTTTATTTTTTCATTTTGTAGTTTTAATTCATTTTCTGATATTTTTTTGTTTTCCTCAAATGATGCAACTATTTCTTTGTCTCGTGCGTCTATATTCTCTTTAAATTTTGCAGTTAGCTTTTGATTTGAATCTGACCTTATAATGTTTACCTTATTGGCATAGTCTATTTCCAATTGCAATAATTCTTCATTTGCCTTTGCTATCTCTTCTTTGCTAGCGCCTCGAGCAGTTAAGGTATCTATTTCTGCTTTTTTAGCTTCTTGCGGTTTGTTAAGTGCGTCTATTAATCTATTACGCTCTTTTATTATTTTATCATTAGCGTCCTTTTCATTTTTTACAGCTTCAGCGTATCTTTTTTTAGCTGCAGCTTCTGCTTTTTCCTTTTCTGCTAAGGCTTTAGCTGCAGCTTCTGCATCTGCTGCGGCTTTTGCATCTGCTGCGGCTTTTGCATCTGCTGCGGCTTTTGCGGCTGCGGGTGCTTTTTGTTCTGCAACAGCTACATCCGTCGCTGCTTTCTTTTGATTTTGTATTTTAGCAATATTATTTGTTGACCTAACTATTGACGTCTCCAAAGATTTAATAATATTATCAGTATTTATTCCCAAAGCGTCAAATACTGGCTTTACTTTTTTAGCGATAGACAATAATCCCTCCGATATTTTTAATACCATTTTATCAATAATACCATCCCAAGTATAATTTAATGAAATAAAATATCCTTTTATAACTTCAATCGCACCTTTAAAGTCTCCCTTTAGTAAATTAGATACAACATTTATTGTGGCTTTTATACCTTCAAATGCTGTTTGCAAATTATTTACAATAAACTCAAATACTGGTCTTAATTCAGCAATTGCATTGAAAAAAGCTATTTGAATATCTGACCATAAAACACTTACAGTTTTTGCAAATGCTACAGCATTATCACTTTTAAACGCTCTATCTTTTGCGTCTTCAAGTTCCTTTGCCTTATTAGCACTATCAATCATAGCTTGTTCATAATCGCTCAATCCTTTTGTTGCTAATTCTTGAGATTGATTAATTGCTTTAAATAGGTTTTCAATACCCCCTAAGTCTTCTGCTGGTCCGCCACCTAAGTCAGCAGTCAGTTGCGCAAGTTGCTTCGTATCTAAACCAGCTTTTTGAGCTTCTTGTGAAATGGCAACCAAAGAATCTTTTACAGACAATGACCCATTTCTAACGCCACCTAAAATCTTTTGAGTAAAGTTAGGTCCAAATGCATTTATTAAAGCGTCCTCCGCTGGTTTTGTACCTTCGCTTATTCTTAATCCAAACTCTTTAATTGCATCTGGTAATTTATCAGTATACACTCCTAAATCTATACCAGTATTTAATATGTTTAAAAACTCATCAGCATTAAATCCTGCTTTCTTAAAAAATACACCGTACTCTCTAATTGAATCTCCAAATTCAGAACTTCCAGCTCCACCTAATGCAAGACCATTTGAATAAACCTTAAATGCTTGTTCTGCGGTTAATCCAAATTGTTTCATTAATTGGTCTTGCTCTCTTACAGCTTCTCCAAAGTCCTTTCCAAAAACATTAGAAATGGCAATTCCATTTTTTCTTAATTCATTGGTAACATTTCCAGTAGTGCCAGTTAATTGCTCAACTTGACCGTTTAATTTAGAGACTTCTATATTAAAATCAAACCATTCTTTTGTTGCAATTCCTATACCCGCTAATGCTGCAATAGTTGCCCCAATTGGCGTTGCGATAAAAGCCAAAGAAGCACGTGTCATTCCCATTATTCCTCCTCGAATAGCAGTAAAAGCACCAACCAAATCGCCTGACTTGAATAAATCGAAACCATCTTTTAAAGACATAAAGGCTTCTCCAAAACCGCTATTCATTTCCCCAGCAGTTTGTGTTGCTTTTTTATTCTCTTCTGCTAATGCTTTTGCGGCATCGGCTGCGGCTTTTGATGCGGCTTTTGCGGCTGCGGTTGCTGCTTGCTCTTCTTCTTTTAATTTCTTAGCAGATTCGGCAGCTTTTTTATTTTCAATAGTTACAGTTGAAATCTGAAATCCGACCTGTTGTATGCTTTTTGCAAGTGCCTTGTATTCTTCTGAACCTTTGGTATATTGAGTTTGAGTTTCTTTTAATTGAACCATTAATTTTTTCAGTCCATTAACATCATTTGACACCTCATCGATATTAACATTACTAAAATTAACTCCTTTTGCGGTCTTAGATAACTCGTCGAGAGTATCTTTTAATTTCTTGGCGTTTTCATTAGTTTTAGATAATGGATTTTGCCCTTCTATTTCAGCTATAAGTTTATTACCAACAGATTTCGCTTGCAGCATATCTTTTTCAAATCCGTCTATATCTGCGCGTACTTTTATTAATACTTCATCTTGCATCTTTAATTGTTTTAAATGTTATGAAATATCCTAAAGCCTTCGCTACTTATTGGATTTTTTGGTTTCTTTTGGTATGCTTTGAATGAACTTAGTCAGTGCAAAGTAATAGTCTCGCATTGTTCCGTTCCATACTCTATTATAGTCATCTACATTTTGACAAATGTAAACCAACTGCTCTTTTATTTTTTCGGTGTACTCGTTATATTCTTGAATTGGTCGGAGTTGCGGATTAAATTCAACGTCTCCTCCAATATCTCGATGTTCTTTTCCGCTATTCGTGTATATGAACTCCAGTCTATGTCCGATAGATTCGCCGACTTTAAAAAGTTCCTGAACTCTGGACATAAAAAAAAACCATTATCAGCCCCTCCACTTGCTCGCATTGTGTTCTTAATGTCCTTAGATTTTTCCTGTAAGAATAATTGGTCAACAAATTCGTTTTTCTCGTCACCTCGCAGATATAGAACGCTCATTATATCATATATGATTCCTGTATCTAGGTTTAGTTTTGCTCTCTCCTCCATTACTAGGTGAGCAGCTTCGTATTGCTTTATGTTAGCATAACCCTTACACTTGCTAAAGAATATATCTAATTCTGTTCGCTTAATACCTAGAAAGTATTCCTTGACCATTGGTAAGTAATATTCAATGTACCGAGCTGGGTTCATATCATTGGCAGCGTCAATATAATGATAGTAATTATGACCACTTGCACCTGTAAAGGCATATCGCATAGGAACGCTCTTACCTCCTACATCTACTTTTTTAGGGAATAGCTTTTCTTTTATACTAGCAAATTTCATTTAGCACGTCATTTAAATCACCACATTCAATAAATCTTAATCTAATAACTTCGCTTTGCATCTCATCACCTTCGCAATTATAATACTGAAAGTTAGCTCTACTATTGTCAGCATACTTTAAATATAGTTTGAAGGTATGAGCTGTACTTCCGAACTCTAGTATCTCGGTATCTGTTAGCACTATATCACCAGCAATGCTAGGTATTTCAAAGCTACATTGTCTTTGATTCCCTTTATAAACTATTAAGGTTAGGTCTTGAAGGTTCTCAGCTATCTTGACGTTCTTGTCGCAGATGCTTAGTTCTATTATCGGTTCACATAGTGTCGGCATTATTCAAATATTTTATCATTAATTAAAGTTGCAATGGTTATACTTATAACTGCTATTATAGCGACTTTCCAGAAAGGAAGTATAAATAGTAAAGGTAAGCTATGAATTGAAGGCATACACGATGCGCAAGCGAATAATGGTTTAGCTATGTAAAGTAAACCTTCATGGTTTCTCCATTTGCTTTTGATTTTTCGGTTTCTAAACTTAGATTCTAACCATGTATAAAGCCAGTTCAATACCATTTCAGCTTGGAACATAATTTGTAAGGCATTGATGTATAAAGACAATACCAATGAGTATAAAAGTATTTCAGTTAGTTCACTATTCATACTGCAAAGATATTTATTTTATGCCAAACTTTTGTGGGTTTTTTTGCATATCATCTTGCAGCAAAAAGTGAAAGTTCATGCCATATCTAATGGTATCTATAAAGTCAGCTCGCTGCTCTGCCAACTTCCTATCCTTTTTAATTAGTCCTTTGTCATCTTTCTCGGTGTGCTGCAATTCAAATATAGTATTAGTCATGCTCTCATCTAACAATATGTCCGGGTGATTATAAAATACATAATTTAATAGGTCAATAGATGCCAATACACTTGGATTTGATTTGGGAACTTGCAAACGTCTCCCTAGATTGAATGCTTTGTTAATCTGAATCCAATTAGATAAACCTTCAGCTCTTCCCATTGCACCTGTAGCGTCTCCTGTAAAGCATATTGAATGTAGTTTAGTAGCGTATTGTAGTTTGATTAGGTCAATTAGCTGCTGAGTGTTATGAATACCCTCCTTAGCCTTAATGGTTATCTCCCTTATTCCTCTTATCTTATGTCTTCCGTCTTCTCGGTATATCTGCCATACAGTACAGGCTAAAGGGTCAATATTAAAGTCAACCCAAAACAATAAAGGCGTATGTTCTAATGGAGTTACTTTGCCAACGTGCTTACTAACGTCAAAGGTTTGTACCGCTGGACTTTTTACTTCCGTTATTCCCCACTCACCTAGCACCACTACTCTATACTTATTATAATTGTATGTTTTTAACTGTTCATAATCTCTTATCAACGCTTCATCTCGATAGCCATAAGTTCCACAAGGTGAGCCGACTGACCAATAGTTGTCGTTATAGTCGGTTTTAATTAGCAACCTTGCACCGTCTGCGGACATCTTAATAAAACTTTCTGGACTTGGTAGCTTGTATTCGCTATCTATCCATTCTATTCTATCTAAATAAGGTTTTATCCATAAATGCTCACTCACTGGATTCCATGTGCAGAAAAACATCTTAGATACCTCACCTCTAAATGATAGTCTAGTCTCTTCATATTCCTCTTGACTGAATTGGTCAAGCTCATCAAATAGCATATAAGAATAATCCTCTACACCCTTTGCGCTATCCTCACTATCCAATCCTTTGAACTTAATGTGTGCTTTTGCTGCTCTGAACTCTTTATCCATTACGTTTATTGCAGCTTCTACTTTTGTGGTACGCCTTGCCTTCTTAAAGGTGCTTATTAGCGTCTCATTCATTCTATCCGATACTTTCCTAAATGCTAGTGTGTTCTTTCCATATACCGCAGCTTTAATCAATGCGAATTGTGCTACCGTATAAGTTTTGGTTGATGACTTACCTCCATAGATGTAAACGTGCTTGATGTTAGGATATTTGGTTTCAATATCCCAGAGTATATGAAATAGTGGATTAAACCACTTATTATCGAATTGAACTTTATTAATGTGCATATTTATGACCTATCCACAAACTCTGCTGCTAGTCCTATCATTTCATGAGTATTCTTTTGCTCAACTTGTTTAGGCAGCAGTAAGTTTCGTTTTACCTTTGTCAATAATTCAAACCACCTATGGTCTTTAGGAGACTTATTTAATAGGCTTATAGCTAATATTGTATCACTTGGAAGTGTTATTTGGACTAATTCCACTCCATCTTTTTCTATAATTTTAAACTTATCAAAAGTCATAACCCCATCATTTTCGGATATTTCGTCTAATATATCTGCAAAACTTGGTTTAGGTTTTCTACCATTCTTTAATGGCTGATTCTCAGTCGTAAATGGCACACCATTTTTTTTACCTTTTAAATGTTCTCCTTTTGGCATTATTGCGTTTTTATTGCGTTTAGCGACACTTTTTGTCGTTTAGTAATGTTATGTTCGTACTGTTCTATTCTCCTATTCAGATACCATTGTGCTTTCATCAAATCTTCCAGCTCTTTGCCTTTTTTATCTGCCCTTAGAATGTATTTTAATACGTTCCCTAAGTGAAAGTCTAGGTTATAGTGTTCGATTACCTTTATAGCTTCGTAGGTATTGTCCCCTCCGTAATGAACTGGGTGATGTATTGATTCTGACATTGGTTTGTTATGGGTTAAATCTCTTTATAAGTTCAAATATAGCCTCCTTGTCTTTCATTTTGCCTATTTTCTCTTTGGTAGTTAGCCATATTTCAGATTCTTGGTCAGTTAGTGTGCAACTTATTGAGTTGGCTGACTCTTTTATTGTTTCCTCTTTATGGTCTTCCGCTTCTATATTCTCACTCACTACATTTATGCTTTCAATGTTGACTTCTTGAATGTCTATGTTTTCAACCTCTAAAAATTCAATTAGGTATTCCTCTGCGAATGGGTTTGAACGCTGATTCATCACGTCAACTAGAATTGATATAGCTTCTTTACGGTCTTTAGCTTCGATTTCAACGGCGTTTAGTTCCTTTGGTACTTTGTGTCCGTCTGCTATTAGTTCGTTCAATACGTCTAACCTATGATGTCCGTCGATGCAGTAATACTCACCTTCACTTTCCCATACATAAAATGGTAATGAAAATCCGTACTTTAATAAGGACTTTTTAAGGTGCTGAGTATTGTAGGGTAGCTTTACATTTTCAGGCTGAAGTGGTTTAATCTTTTGCCAGTCTATCTTAATTGATTGTTTTATTCTATCCTTCATTTATTTTTTCGTTTATCCATTTAGTGTAATAGTATGCGAACTGTTCATACGTCAATCTATATTTTGCTAGTGGACTTGACATATATTGGTGATGCAAAACCTCTAATGGAACTCCATTCATAAAGCAAAATTAATCAATTTTTCTTAATTGCTCATAGATTTCACGCTGCATTCTCATTTTATTTTCCGCAACTAATCGTTTTTTCACTTCAACAATAATAGCCATCTTATCAAAATCAGTTAAATCTGCCTCGTCTAAAATGGCTAGTATCTTCTCAGCTAATTCAAATTTATCCATTGATTGTATTTAAAAAATAAATTCAGTATATAAAGTCATATTTGTTTAACTTTTTATTCGTAAAGCAGCGAGTTATAAGCCATTTTGAGTGAACTTCATAAGGTAAGTATCGGACTTTAATAAATCACTACTACCCATGTGATAAACAACAAAATTGGCGTTCAATTCTTTTGCTCTTTCTTTTATATGTTCAAGTTGCATATCGAAAATAATTAGGTCGTGAAAATCATAAGTATGAAACTCTACAAGCTGGTTAAGTCCGATACCGCTAAAATCTGCTAACAAACCTTTTCTCGGTAATTGAGAAAAACGGCTTATAACAGCACCTACCAAAAAGGCGGGGTTCTGTGGTTCATTGATGTTTTTTTCTTCTATCATAATGTTGTTGTTAATTGAAAGTTTATCGTTCTAAATCCCGCCCTTCTGGTAGCTGCAAAACGTTATACCACATTTTCCCAATCATGCATATCCTCCATTATTTCAATTTTTCCTTGTCCTTGTTCTATTAGTTTATTTAAAATATCTAATCCATAAGAAGTTGCTGTTCCGTATCCCTTCTTATGGCACTTATAACAACTTCCGCTAAAGCCAATAAAATAATAGAAGTCCTCGTCTTGCTCTACTTTATTAATTCCAGAGTTTAATTTCCATCTGTCACCGTCAAGATAGCCACCAGCCCAAGTTCCAAAAACCTTATAATAGTTGTTTGGTAGTTTTAATATAACCCATTTTTCAGGGCTTTCGCTTATATTTCTATTCGTACCGTTATGCACTAGCTTTATTCAATGACTTCAATAACCTAGTCACTTTGGCTTTATCCTTTGCCATTAATGAATAGTTAAGATAGGTTACAGGCTCACCGTATCTATTCTTAGAGCTTACTTTTTCTCTTTTGAGTGTTATTTCAAAAGGCTGCTCAATTTTGCGGATAATCTCTCGGCTGGCGTTTGAATAGCCGAAGTCTTTCATAATTGTTTTGCAGTTTAGGACTTTACCTTCTAATAGGCTTTGTAATAATTTGATTGTGCTTTTCATTCTTTTATAATTTAGTTGGTTAAAAATTGTAGTCAGGACAGGATTCGAACCTGAACTCCCCATTACAGGGAGCGTTATACTGCCCCCGAAGCGGCAGTGACACCCATTTGCCACCTGACTATATTTATTGCCTATTCTCACATCCTAAGTCATCAGGATAAATAGATACTGTATCACAGTTTTCTTTTTCAACACCTTCATTACCACCATAAGCCAACGTAAATCCAATATCTTTGAAATTAGAATTTACAAACACGTCGGCTTCTGGATTATATTTTTTTAGTTTTTCAATTAAATCACTTACTTTCATAATTTTTTATTTTTGTAGTCAGGACAGGATTCGAACCTGTAATTAATCTGTTTCGTTAGTGCTTTGCAGAATAACTATTCTGATTAATCCCCACCTTTCGGCTGTTATCTGGGTAGCGTTTACCCTTCCGCCACCTGACTTGTTTTTATGTAAACAGGTACAATAGGATTAGTATAAAAGGTATTAGAACGTAAAATCCAACTGGGTCGAACGGATAAAGTACTTCTTCTATTTTCCTATGTGTATTAATAAACATCTTTTTCATTCTTTTATAATTTAGTTGGTTAATTTATTCATATATGACCGCCATTGAGTCATTTAATACTATCGGACACCACTTGCCCTTATATCTTAAAAATCCGTCGGCAGTTACTGAGCTATCCTTTTGTTTAAATTCAAAGTATAGTTTTTCTGTTGACTTAGTAGAGTCAGTTGGTGGGATAAGGTAAGCTATCATTAAGGCAAAGATAATCAAACCGAATAAAATGTATTTACTCATATATTTATTTTAAATTTACATATTCCATTGATAGGCTCAAACGCTCCTAAACTTACTATCCTATTAATATATTGCTTATCTCTATTCCATTGCTTATAACGAGCGCATTCGTGCCTTATTTCGCATTCTATATTAGAACACCTAGCAATATCTAGTGGTATCAAATCTTTTAGCGGATATACTAGCAACCCCTCACCGCCTTCTGGACAATTATCTATTGACATATTTTTTTTTCGTTTACTGGTTTTATCTCTTTACCAACTCGTGCCATAAATATTATAGTCTTATCATGCGCTAGACCTGCTGTGTGAAATAGCTCCACATTGGATTCAATTTCTTTGATAGCTCCCTTCAATCGACTTGGATTTAATATCATCGCCTTGCACTTAATAGCTGGCTCAATAGGCATTTTTTTATGAAAACGATATTGTTCAAAGTCCATTAGAAAGGTGTCTTATCGTCTGACTTAGATTCTTGTTTTGGTGCTACTGGATATTCCTTTGCCTTTGAAAATACGACCTTACCATTACCTACATAGGTGCGAGATGCTTTACTTTCTCTTTGCTCTTTGGTTTGACTTATCCAGGCAGATACATTGTTTCCATAATTGTCTACTTTTTCGTCAACTGAAATAGTGATTGACTTTTTTTCTTCTTTTAAATACAGGTTTATTAACATTTTATTGATTGTTTAATGATTGAATAAATTTTTTGATAAGTTTAATTTCAGCAGCTCTGATTTTGTAATTGATATAGTTTGGATTGGACATTGATTGCAGTCGTTCCAATATATGTAGCTCCTTTATCCATTTGTCTGTCGTATTAATTTTTTAATTTATTAATTAAAATTTGATTTATATTCAGACAAATATACAAAATTAGTGACTTTTGGTCTTATTTTATTTTTACGCAATAAATAGTTACTCATTGTGCCTATTTGCATATTATTTTTAATTGCCGCCTCACTACATGAACTATAAATTTCTTTAGTATTTAAGTCTATAACAGGCTTCTTTTTGTATTCATTTGTAAGTGGCTTTGATTCTTTTTTAGGCTTTATTTCTTTTGCTTTTTTTGCTTCTTCCCTTAATTGTGTTTTATATTGAGCGTCTTTTCTCCTTTGTATCCAGTCAGCAGCAGTCATTTTTTTACGCTTATTGACTGTATATGTTTTAGGTCTATTAAGGATTGGTATATTCTCAATATAATATATTCGCTCTCCTTTTACTTTCTCATAGGTAAATGGATTTTGACTTGTTATAGCGTCAGCCCAAGTCTTATACGCTCCGTTTATTAGTCTTACTTTTTTTTCAGCTGGACATTCTATAGAGTTGGCAAATGCTAACATCTTAGTTAGTAGTTGGTCAGGGTTTAATTTAATTTTTGAATTATTCATTGTGATTAATTTTAGTAAGTGATTAAAAAAAGAAGGTCGCTAGGCTTTGCACCCAGCCGACCCTCCAAAAGAGAATTAATCACAAAACTCTGTGCAAATATATTGATTATTAATTAAACTATCTTTGTATTCTAAAATCTCATAAAGTCCGTCTATGGTTTCCTTTTGGTCTTTTATGAATATTTTTAGTTCGTCTCGTTGTTTTGCTACGTCAAATGTCGTGCAAATAAAAATAAGGTTTGATAGTATAAGTGAGCCTATCAATAGTAAATAGTGTAATGGTCTTAAATGTTTCATGTGATTAATTTATTTTTTGGTTATGTAAAATTCGTTATCAAATCTAAATACTTCGCTTTCATTGTTCACCCAATAATCTTTTAGAGACTTATAGTAAACGCCATTTTTTAGCTGATTATAGAAAAACTCCATTTCATCCAATATGGTAGCGTTTGCCATTTGCTGGTAAGCGATATTTATTAAATGGTGGTATTGTTCAGTCTTAGTCAAAATCTCTTCACAGATAGCCTCATCTTTGCTTATTTCGTGAATATAAAAACGGTCTTCTAATGGGAACGGATATTCAGTCCAATCGTCTTGTCCGAATTTCTCTGGCTTAGTCAAATAATTAATTAGATAGGCTTTGTCAACTTTCAATGCGAGCATCTGAGTTTGAACTTGGTAGTTATATGCTTTCGATATTTTGGAGTTCTGCTCTAAAAATCCTTTTATTGAGTACTGACATTTAGCGTCCCCTGTCCAAACACCTTCCTCGTAAGCGTCTGGAGTTGCACTTAAATAGTCATTGACTTTGAATGATTGTTGTCTGCCAGTCTCAAAATTAAAGTTATGCTGACCGCCTTTTTCTTGTATCAATATATCTAATGCTGCTGCTTCGTTATTGATACCGTGATACATTGCGCTGGTAGTTATATCTGGTTTGCAGTCTACTAACCCTAGAGCAATTTCATAAATATAACTTAGCCTAGTAGCTCCAGTACCTTCGGCGCATAACTTTGAAACGCCACTTGCTGAGAATCTGCCTTTATTTTCCATTTAGTTCTAATTTTCTTTTAGTGAATTTTTCTATTGTAGCTGCATCTTTTGGATTAACCTCGCTGAATAACTTAGTTAGGTCGCCTTGAGTTTTGCAGCCTAATAATCTGTTATCTATGTCTACTTTTGGTCTGTTATCTTGACTATCAAAGTCTAGGTTATTGTCAGTAATACCGAAAGCAGAAGTTTTTAAATACCTTTCCGTATAGGTCACACATCCTCCTAATTGCTGCGCTATATTCGTAGCTTTTATTTCAGGTATTGCTGTTGCCATTTCAAAGTTTAAACTATCACCAGTTTCTAAGTCAAAAATAGTAAGCACTCCAAAAACTCCTAATTCGTTTCTTTTTAAATCAAACTTTGTCATCAGTTGGTTACTATTACAAACCGACTGAACAAGGTATTCAATTTGGCTAGGCGTAAAGTACTCATAATTTGAATAAGTGTTTTTGCCTTCCTTTTTTAGTTTGGATTCTTTGATTTCTTTTTTAGCCTGAGCTATCTTTTTTACAAGTTCTTTCATTGTTAATTGGTTTTATTGTGATTAATTACTTTTTCGATTCTGACTGTCAACCATAATGGCATTGACTTTTGATTTTCTTTGCGCTCAAAGTATTCCTGAATGTCTTCTAGTAGTTCTATTTTCTCGCATGGCTTGTCAGCTGGTTTATACTTATCTATGATAGATTGTGCGCTATCCATAAGGCTATCTAGTTCGGGTAGTGTTTGCGTGAATACGTTCATGTCTTTTATTTTTATAGGTTATTTGTAATCTGTATCGTCCTTTCCGTTATATTCTGGGTCAAAGGCCAAACCCTCAAAGAACTTAGTTAACTTATCAAGTTCAGTAACTAGGTCAATAGAATCCATGTCTATAAAGTGGAATGTAGTTAGCTCGATAATGCCATCGCATTCGTCTTCATCATGACCGCAATTAGTCATGCCAGCTACATAATTAACTATAAGTTTGACTCTGCTATCAGTTTCTGCGGACACTGCTATGATAGTAGGTTCTGCTTTCCAGTCAGTTTCTGAGCTAATTAATGCTGCTAAGGCATAGCCGTATGCAGTCGCTTCTAAGTTGTTTGTGAAATTTTTTAACATTGTGATTAATTTTAGTTTGTGATTAATTTTTATTTTGTCATTAATTGATTAAGTCTATATGCTTCCAATTTGTCAAACTTTGCAGCAAATATGCCAGAAACCCAAACAAACCCATTTTCAAATTTTTGGATTTCATTTTCAGGTACTATCATTCCGCTTGAAGTAAGTGCTATTTTGTTCTCATTAAATTCTACTGCCATAAGTTTTACTGACTTTGAATCTATTAATGTTTTTTCTCTTTCTTGAAATTTTTGAAGTAAGTTCATGTGATTAATTTTTAGTTTGTGATTAATTATGGTGCAAAGATATATCAACTTTGAATATATGCAAGTTAAAAAAACTTAAATATATCTAAGTTGTTGATTTATAATAAGATAAAACTGAAAATATTTTATTCAGCTAGTAAAAAAAAGTTCTTTTTATGCTCTTTTGGGTTGATTTTAAGGTCAATTTCGATGCCTAAAAAGTCGCAAATAGTCAAAGTATCTTCTAAACTTATATTGACTTCGCCATATAGATAGCGGTGTGTAGTCGGCTCTGATTTTCCTATGAGTTTAGCTAGCTGAGCTACTGTATAGCCTTGTGCCTGGCGCTCTTTTAATATTGTTTCTAGTATCATTTATTGGATATGTATTCGTTAATAGTGTTCTGAAACTCGCTAAACGTATAGCAGATAGTGTACTTATAATTAAATATTTTGCATTTCCGCTCGAATAGCTTTTGGGAATCTGACTGCCGACCTTTCTCGTATTTCATTTCAATGAATAATCCGTTATGCTCTTTATTTCCGTACATTAGAAACAAATCTGCAACGCCTGACATAGTACCTTCAGCTTTTAATATTTTCGCTTCTATCAAAGTTCTCCTACCTCCGTTTGGAATCGAGAAAAGAATGTGCATTGGATATTGAAGTTTAAACCAATTCACACAGGCTATCTGTAATTTACTTTCATTGTGCTTCATTTGTCTATTTTTTTACCTCCATGAATTTTTGATAGCTGATATTTTTTGCTTAACTCTGGATTGTTTTCTAGTTCCAAGTTGTGTTCTAAGCAGCATGGCTTCCAAGTATCTACGTTTAGATAGTTTATTCCTCTCCCTGCGGTGTGTTCTATTGTGTCAGCTACCTTATTGCAGCCTTCGATAAAACAAGTAGTATTTTCATCTAAAAATACTTTCCTAACTTTCAAATACTCTTTATTCTGTAAGTTTCTCTTTTGGGAAACTTTTTTAATAGGCTCAGGACTTTCAAACCATGAATAAAAGCATCGGCAGCCTGTAGTCCCTAATCCGTATTTAGAAAAATAGACTTTCATACCACCGCGCTCAGCATATTGCAATTGATTGCCGCAGCCTTTGCCCTTAGCTTTTCCAGTTCCTTTGCAGATTTTCAAAATATTATTTTATAAATCTATTTTTTTCCTGCCTTATCTGCCAATATAACTGGGTAAATAAGGTCATTATACGTCTATTAGAGTTCGCTAGTGTCTTTGTTTCTCCGTTCATGTCCTGTTCGTCTATTATGTTATTAACAGCGTCAAAGTCGGTATCATTAAGTAGCTTTATTTGCTCGATTATTTCTTTTATTTTTAATTCCATTGTTTAGTTTTTAATCTAGTTTTAATCCTTCATCGTTTAGAAGTTCATGTAGTTTTTCTCTAGCATCTTCTATAGCTTTATAAGCGTCATCTGATAATTCACCGTACTTTATTTTTGTTTTAAGGTATTCACTATAATCCGAAATTATATTATACCATTTTTCAGCATTAATACATAACTCTAGTTCGTGCTGTTCGTCAATAGTGTTAAATTCAATCGTTACTTTCGGCATCTTTCATTAGTTGTTTAATATCTGCTATTGTATATACTCCCTGCTGAGTGTTATCTAATGCATATACTTTTGTTTCTTCAGGTAAAGATTTAGCCAAATCATTTAACCACCTACTATTGTTCATAGTTCTAAAAAATACTTTCTCAAATATATCTGGATTGATGTAGTAGTATATTCCATCTGCATCTCCTAGCTCTATATCAATAGGTTCTTTTGGTATTCCAAAGGTTGTACTCATGTTATTTCTTTTTAAATTGTTCAAACAAATTATTTATTAAATCACCTTTAAAGAATATATTTTTTTTATTAGCATACTCACCCATAATCTTATACACTAACTCACCAACTTCTTCTTCACTATACATTCTTTTAGCTTGCCACTTAGCACCTAATTTAACACCATCACTAAACGTTAAATCTACATCATCTTTTAAACTTTGTTTGTAAAGTCCATTAGAATACTTTTCAAGTGTTTCTTGTTTAGGTTTTCTGTCACATCCTACACAATCAACATATCTTTTAATTTGACCTACTGGAGTACAACAGTTTTCTTGTTTAGGTTCTTCTTGTGGAATGATGATTTTTCTTTTAAGGTTTCCATAAAATGGTGGATTATCAATGGATTCAATAAATGTAGAATACATTGGAAACATAGGTTTTATTTCAACCTCAACTCTCTCACAACTTGGATTCTTAACAAACCATTCTAAAAACTCATCATCAATAGCTCGTACACCATCTTTAATTAAGTCTTGGTCTGTTGTTAGGATGATTACATCTTGTTTAGATGAATATTGAGCACCACCTGAATTATAAGGTTCATTTAGTACTTTATCTAAATACCATTGGTCAACTCCTTCTTTAATTTCTTCTGAATTAGTGATGTAGATATTTCTGTAATATTTTGGTTGGATTAATTGTTCTTTGTTGATAATTAAATGACCATCAATTTCAAATAAACTACTTGGATTTTCTGTTGGTATTAAGTGTATGTTTTTCATAAGTTTATTTTTTAAATGTTTCGTTGAAGTATTGTTCTGCATTTACCCTTTCATCATTGGCAAACGTTCCCTCATTGAATGCTTTGATTATCTGCTCTTTTTCCATTTGTTTAGCTAGTTCAAATAGCTTATAATTCTCGCCTTTCAACGTAACTTCATTTTCAGTTATAAGTTGATGAATTAACCATTGTACTGCTGTGACTGATTTCATTGTGATTAATTTTTGCAAAGTTAGCGTTTATTTATTTAGTGCAAGTTAAAAATACTTTAATCGTTAAATGGATTGCTAGGTGTTAAATCTATTTCATTTACTCTCAAAATACTATCTAATGAATCTAATCCACTAAACTTAAATCGCCTTGACTTCCAGTCATATTCAAATAGTGAAGTGCCTTTTTTACCCACCTGCTTTTGACGTTTAATCTTTAAGGCTTTAAATTCACATTGAGCGTTGCTAGGGTCTGAACTTGCAAGCGGTCTATGATATACATAAATATTGTCCATCTTATTATTCCACATTGCACCGCCTGCTAAATCGTAAACGTCTGGGCATGGATAATCATTCGCTCCGTACTTTTGCATTGCTTTAGGGTGTGCAACTATTAAACCGAATACATTGTTTTGAACGCTGAATTTTTTATACTTAGATAGGAACTCAGATAAGTATCTATCATCTCTGCCATTCTTAGAGTCATAGTCATTATGTAATTGATTAAATGGGTCAATCACTACACCATCTATTTTTTCCTTTATAATCAATTCTAAAAAACGCTCTTGTATGTATTCAGGCGTTGGGTCATTGTCAATTGGATAAACATTAAAAAAATGTTTACTTACTAAATCATAGGCATTCTCATAAGTGTACCGACCTACTCTATTTGTATTCTCAGGCTTAGTGCTTGCGCCTACTAATATCTCAACAAAGTCATCATAAAACTCCTCTGCAGGTTGATTCTCCGGACTGAATATTGCAAACTTTTCTTTGAATACAATTGCACGAATCAAAAGTATATACATTAACATAGTAGTTTTTCCCATATTGCCATGACCTGTGAACAAAGTTATTTCACCTCGTTTCATTTTGTACCGTTCGTCAATCTCAGCTATTCCAATAGGGTCAAGTTTCTCATATCCTTTGTCGTATAAATCCATTGCTTTGTCCTTAACGTCAATTCCATATATCACGTCTTTAGGCTTAATAGATAAATCATAAATAGATAAATCAATCTCTATTTCTTTTTTGCTTACCTTATCAATTAGTATTGTATTTTCAAATTGAGCGTTCCCAAACTTATTACACTTATAGGCTGACCTAATTGCTTGCCTTGCCTCAGTATCTGTGAAGTCTGAGCCTGTACTAACTTGACTTAATATTAAACTCTCGGCAGATTCTTGATGTATTCCAAAACGTGAACACGCTCCAGCTAGTTTAAATATAAATAAATTACGCTCACCACTTCTAAACGCATCTCCTTTATTGGTTAGCCATTTCATAATATTATTGAATGTATCATTTTCACTATCTATTCCTTTTGTCTGCTCTATACGCTCAACCTTTTTAATAGTCTTGAATATTTGAGCATCTCGATTAATGTATATCTCAGGGTCATAGCTTTCATAACATACCCTAGATTCATTAACTCCAGACTTGTCAACGATTGGGAATATATCTGCAATAGCTCCGAAGTGTTCACGATGTTTTTTTGGATTAGCAATTCTAAATAATGCTTTCAAACCATCTCCACTTGGTGAAACCCAGCAAGCATAGCAATAAGGACTAGATATTATTTCAGTTTGAAAGTCTCTAAGGTTTTCCAACTTATCAAAATCCAATACTATAAATCCAGAATTTTGAATGCAGGTTGTATCTGTTCGGTCTCCGTACTTTCCACTAAACACTACGCAAGGTAAATCACGTTTTAACTTATCTCGCTTTTCTTTGTCTAAGGTTGCACGAATAGCCTCAACTTTTTCTTTTGACTTGCCAGTGTCTATCCTTTCTAATAACTTATCAATTGATAAATAGTGTGGATTCTTAGTGTCGTAAATGTTTTTATAAATTGTTGCTATCATTCTGGGAGTAAATATTTAGAATCGTATTTGTTTTGACGTACTACGTCGTTATGTTCTTTGTGTGTTCTTAAATCTTGTTTTATCATGCTCATTGAACTATTAAACCAGCTTTCTAATTTAGGGTCAGTATGATTAAATTTAGGTTTTTTGTCTATAGCATCAAATACCCAAGAAGAAAAGCAAGCATAATGATTTTTTTGCAAATAGTCGGTTTTCTTTTTCCCTGTTAAATTTTCAATATGACTATCTAATTTAATTATCATTTTATCTAGTAGTTCTCCATACTTATCTTTTGCCTTGCTAAATTGTTCATTTGTTAGTATTACATTTTTAAATTCTCCATATTTGTTTATTGTTTCTTGTATACTTGTATATTGTATATCTATACTATCAATGCTTTGTAGTGTGCTTTCACTTTGCTTTGTAGTGTGCTTTATAAGTGCTTTGTCTAGTGCTTTGTTACTTGCTTTATCAAAATTTGATATAGCAATTATATTACTAGAGTATTGATTTTTTGACTTTTCAATCAATTTTATAAATCCAAAATCGACTAATTCATTGAATGCAGATATGTAAGTATTATATGATTTTATCCCTGTGGCTTCCATAACCATAGCAGAAGGTAATCCGTATTTTTGCTTCCAGCCTAAACGATTGCAATGCTCAATAGCAAATGAAAAAATAGCTATGTGATTAGGTTTTATCTTTTCAGGATTCTCAAAAGCAAAATCCCAAAAGTTACGATATAATTTAAAAATATCCATAATGCGGTTTTAAAAAAAAGGAGTGTGAGCAAAACCGCTTAAGCTCTATCAGTGATACTGATATTGGAACACTCCATATTGTAAATAATATTTTTATCATTACTGCGGTTTATGAAATGCAAATATAATACTTATTTTTTAATTTGTTTAATTTTTTTTAGTATCTGAGATTTACCTTTTCACGTCTGCGATAATTGTATATTTCTTCTATTAAGACTTTGTAATTAGTAACATTTGTGCAATCCTGCAATGCAGTAGGCTGTAATTTTAACTTTTGTAAAAACTCGGTAAACTCAAAGTTTTCGTTTTTAAACAAAGACATCATTGTATAAATGAAAGACCTTCTTCTAACAGCTTTATAGTAAGGTTCAATCATCATTATTTTTTCAATAATATCTTCAGCAATTTTTAAAGACTTTACTTTAAAATCACCACGATAAAAAACATCAATATCAATCTTATTTGGAATGCCTGATAAAAGAGACATTGTTTCGTTATGCCCTAAATTATACTTCTCTTTAAATGAAGCGTATTTTAAATAATCATCATAACCAAGATTACAATACCCAGTTAAATAATCATCAGCATTCCAAGTCTTTGAGTTTTGGTTTAAAATATGAACTTCATTTAATCCATACCCTTTGCAAACAATGTAATGTAACGGCAATTTCAATTCCTGTATTACATCAAATCTATGTTGCCCATCAATGATTTCATACTTTTCATTTACTATAATAACCGTAAATAAATAGTTATCTGACATTGATTTTTTTAGCCTATTAATGTGTAATAGGTTCTTGTTTCTATTTCCGTCTATTGGCTTAAATAGAAAGTAATCTGTTGTTGTGTGAACTTGGTTAGTAACCATTGGTTCTTTAATTGAATTATTCATTTTTTTATATGGGTTTTATAACTCGCCCAAGAGTTTATTTTAATTTGTTTAATTTTTTTCCTCTATCTCTAAACTTCTTTCAAACTCTAAGCAATCAGATTCCGACATTAATAGCATCGAGTTTACCACGCTCATAATAGCGAATATTTTCTCATTAGAGAGGTCTTCAAATACTTCGTCATACTTTATACCTTTGGCTGCAAATTCTCGCTTTATATTCAGCTTAAATGTGTGCATTTGATTACTGATTTCACGAGCTTTTAGAAGGTGGCGTTTGTCTACTAGATTTTTGTCTATATAGTCCACCTCCATTTTGAATATGTCGGCATAGAAAAATAGTTTATAGAACCGAAAGAAGCTATTATTAAGTAAGTCCATTAGAATAGTTCAGTTTGTTTGCCAATAGTAGATAGTTTTATTCTAAACGCTCTTTTTTCTAATGCAATCTCGCAGTCTCTCCAGCTCTTTAGATAATCTTTAGCGTCTTCAGCATTATTATCAGCTTCAGCATCTTTAGTATTAAGATACCAAATATTGTAACGTTCCTCTGTTGATTTAATAGCGTTTTCAGGCACGCTGTCGACCTTTTCAAATGAATGGAAGCTAAATGTATGGAAAGGAGTTATACATTGCTCAGATTCTAGGTATTTAACTTCGGCATAAAAGTTAAAGTCTTTGCCGTTTGAAACTTTAACTAAGTCTCCAAGTTGTAATTTAACGCCATTGCGGTCGTATAATTCAAGTGTAAACATTTTAAATTGGTTTATGTGATTAATGTATGCAAATATACAACTATTTACATAGTTGAAAGTTAAAAATATTAAAAATCTAGTGTTTACTAGGCTTTGAGAGCGTTATTTTTGAAAATAAATAGCGTATTTCTGAACCAATGCGCCTTGTCTTCAATGATTAATCTAGCTTTTTCGGTCTCTTTTTCTAGTAATTTAAACCCTCGACTTTCAAATTCAGGTATAATTTCTGCATTATCTAGGCAATTGACGTGACCGAACCCAGCCTGACCACGAACCGCCCATGACGTGATAAGATATGTTTTTGCATGGTTTGTGATATTGTCTAAATACACTCCCATAAACTCGGCCGGTATATGTTCACCTACTTCTAAACTTATGACTAAATCAGAACTTAAAAAATAATCTTCTTTTAAATTAGCGGTTAAATCTAATTCAGTAATTCTATTAAATTTAGCTTCTTTTGGAATCGAACCCTCAACGCCTATTGCACCTGCTACAATAGGACTTAACTTTGCAAGGTACTCACCTAGACCGCATCCGAAATCGGTTACTGATTGTATTTTCTTTTTTATGCAAAAATCATAAATCCATTGACTTAAATTCTCCGAATGTACATGGTGATTGTGCGCAGTTTCACCATTCCAAAAACCTGTATTAGCTATTTCGTTCATATTACTTTTTTAAACCAACAATCGTTACTTATTTTATCAGGAGTTCCTAGCAGTTCATTGACCGCTTTGTTCACACCTTCCCATGCAGTATAATCATGCCCTGATATTACACCGCCTTTTTTCATTTTAGGTAGCCAACTTTCAATATCTTTTTTCACCGCTTCGTAGCTATGACCAGCATCGATAAAACAAATGTCAACAGAACTATCCTCAAATAAATTTGCAGCCTCGTGCGATAGTGATTTGACCTTACTAAAATTATGAGATATTAGCTTAGTATTTTTGTCAAAGTCTTTCTCTATGTCAGATATTCCATTGTAGGCTTCCACTTCCTTATTGTCATTACTATCAGTCGCACCCTCAAAAGAATCCACTGCAACAAAATCTATCGGTCTATTTTGGTTTATAATCTCGGTAACTATAAACGAAGTCGATTTGCCTTTAAAGCATCCTAGCTCGACAAATGTACCTCCGTCTGGACATTGCTTTAATAATTCTAGGTATTCATTTTCCATATTAAACCAGCCTTCCATAGATTGGTAATTGTGTTTTATTTTTTTCATCTTATTAATTTAGCTAATTCTAATCCATGTTTATAGTTTGCTCTGACAATCTCTTCACTTTGCAAATAATGGTGACCCCATTTATTTTTTTTATTTTCATCTGACATTCTATCGGCATTCCTTAGATACTTATCCACTAAAGCCTGTTCATTAATTAAATGCATATGGTATAAATTGACCAATCCTTTCCCATAATTTACCACTCCTTTAGGATTGCAAGTATGGCAGCCAGCGTCATAGTTTATTTCTTTGATATAATTCTTATTGAATAGTATAGACTTATCATACTGCTCTGCTCTGACTCCATGCTTTATATCTGCTAATTCGGTTAAGCCTTCCACGTTGCACATATTATAGCCAGTGGCTGATATTATTGTCTTTTTATTCTTTTGAAATTCGATTAAATCACTTTCGTTAACGTCTACAAACTCATCGCAATCTACAACCATAACCCAGTCAGTGTCGGCTAACTTCCACGCATTGTTTTTTATTGTCAAATAAGCACTATCTGATAGCTTATTATCTGTCGAATAACTAACTACTTCGCACGCTAAATCATAGGCTATAAACTCTGTATTGTCGGTGCTTTCATTATCATAAACTACTATTTTGCAATTAGGGAAACGCGCTCTATACCACTTGACAAAGTGAGGCAAAACTAGCTGCTCGTTATAGCAAATTGTGTAAATCGTTAACATAAATCCAATGTTTTTATATTTTTATTCTCTATCCATACGCTGAGCAAACGCTCTAAAATAAAAGTGTGCATAGTATAATAATCCAATCCTGTGACTATCTTTAATTTGTCAGGTGCAAGTGCTTTATATCCTGAATCTTTCCACGCCGCTTCTTTATACTTTGTTTCCAGTAGGTCAATAGCTTTTATTAATAGCTCTTTATATTCATTAAAAATCTCTTTTTTAGCTATAAAAAAATTAGAATAGATAGTATGCTTAGGTTCGTTTACTTTAAGTCCTAAATCGGTGCATATATTAGTGAATAGTTCCATAAATCCAGCGTGATTGTTTTCACTAAATTCTAAGTAAGGTGTCGGCAAAGGTTCGCAAAGATTGATGACATCGTAATCAGTATATTTTTTTTCTCTCAGCAGGTTAAATAAAACTCGCTTATTCATGCCTGTCTTTGCTCTGAACTTCCAACTAAAAAAGCCTGTATATTTGTTTTCTATTGGCGTGTTTAGGATTACATTGTACTCAAATAGATAGGACTTGTCTGCTATTGTGCTGACCTTATTATCTATTCTAGTATATTCAGTATTCTGATTGTCTTTAAAACATATACCAAAGATACTTATATCATTTAGCTGAATTGGATTATTAAGTGACTGAATGTATTTTATCATTTCAAACTATCTATTATTTGCAATCTTTTTTGAGTTATTTTTTTAATGTCATTGCGCTCTATAAACCATTCCACTTGTAACGCTTGCATATCTGAGTAATAATCGCCAAAGTTTATTAGTCTTTTTACCGTCTTTTCAAAGGTCTTGTCATTTACTTTTAGTGCCTTAGTACGTTCATAGCAACCTCCGTTGGTGACGCCAACTATTCCCATACTCGCATATTCCAACGCTCTTAAATCACTTTTGCATAGCGTGAAAGTATCATTAAAACTAGGCAGCAGTCCTATGGTTATATCCTTGTAAAGCTCGATGTAATTTTCATTTTTAGGTTTACGAACCTCAATATCATAGTTCCTATTTCCTGACATTATTCTGAGATACCATTCGCTTTGAATCTCGTCTTTTGTGTAGCCGCCTAAAATTCTTTTGACTTTGTAGTCAGCCTGCAAAGGTTTCGCCATTGTGAATAAATTATTGACATGACCAGCAGCACCAACCCAACCTATAGCGTGTTCTTTGGGTTCGTTCTTTGTATTGTGTTCGATAAAATTAGGAAGCACCTCACTATTATAACCTAGTTTTTTTAGCTCCCTCTGCAGCGTATAAGTTGATGTAGTTATAACATCGGCTAAGTTTAAATTGTCTAGTATCGGAGCTATTTGCTTAATGCTATTCTTTGAGTAGCCATAGTGATATCTAGGCAGCTCTATCCAGTCATCTAAATCTACAACTATCTTTACGCCATTACTTTTTAATTTTTCAATGTCGCTTGTACATTGGTTTGACATTCGATTATACACTACTACATCATAGTCATTAGTTACAACGCCATTAGTCATTATGACTTCATGGTGTGGCTGCAAATGGCTATAAGGATTAAGTAGTCTGTGAATGTTAACTCCGACCGAATTGTTTTGAATTAATGCTATTTTCACTTTCTGTTTAATTTTCTCAAATTTATTCCTAACCCTAGTTGAATAGAAGGTCTAAAAGTTTCACTATAGGATAACCCAACTCCTAAATATGGTACGATTATAGGCTCTTTTTTCTTCTTGTATTCGCTTATTAATTCGCTTTTGAACTTAGATAAGGATAGGCAATTAGATAGAGCCGTATCGCACTCTCTAAGGCTAGTATCTAAATAATTTATATCGGTTTTTGCTTGCAGAAATAAGGTATCTATCGAGGTAAATGAGTCTACGGTATAAGTATTATTCCAACGGTCTACTATTTTGGTGTTTGTTTTTACTCTATCTTTATATTGAATTACTGACAAAGTTGTTTGACCTTGGAGGCTGTCCACTTGAAGGCTCAGTTGGTTTATTTTCTGGCTGCTCGATTGGCTTTGAAGTCTCAGTCTGTAGACTAAAAACAATACTAATATTACTAACCCAATCAATGTATAATCCTTCCATTTCATTTACAAATATAGTTTATTTTTTTTACTCAAAGGTTAATTCATTATTTGCATATATGCTAAGGCTTCCCATTATATCTAAGCTGTGCTTTTGAAAAATCTCGTCAAATAACAGCACAAAGATATTAGTTATTATATTGGCCTGGTGAACTTGTTTTATGTACTTTGGCATAATATTATCCAATTCCCATAAATCATACGCTTCACTGAAAGTTAATAAATACCCTTTATTTTCAAAGTAATCATTTAATTCATATTCGACTCCATACTTTTTAGCCAACTCCATTATGTCCTTAAGCAGTTCGGAATCTCTTGACCAATTACGGAGTGATTTATTAAGTGAATTATTTAAAGACTCGTTCATATTAGAAATTATGAGTTATTCTTGCAATCTGACCTTCCGTTTTATGGTGTATAAATGCTTCTATTGCTACAGGTGCGTGTTGATAGCCTTGACGATGATGCCAACTATCTGCACCGCTTGGACTTCTTAACGTTTCAACCGTTATTCCTACATAATCCTTAGCTATTTTGTGGTGAACATGATGACCGTAAATATACCTTCGTGTAGTTTTATCCCACATTTTGCTTTCTTGAGCTGCAAGGCTTGGAAGTAAATCCATTTTAGCTCCGTCCATGTGAGTAGTGGCTATCAAATTATCATAGTATTGAGTGTACTTTCTATGGCTCATATCGCAGTTGAAACTCACATTTTCTGAAAGCCTAAACCATGAATTTATACTATCTAATAAGAAAAATCCACTCATGTAGTCATGGTTTGAAGGATTGTAGACCACTTCTACAGGCGCTATCTGCATGAGCGTTTCGATTATTTCGACTAATAACTTTTTAGCCATTAAAAAACTATCATACCACATTCCGTTTACGTCTTGTCTAGTTCCGCTTGTCGTTGTATTTTGAGCATTGTCAACGTGCAATATGTCATTCCCTGCTATGAATATAATTTTATCAAAATTAAATCCCTTTGACTTGCACAATATACCGTTTAATCCGTCCAATACTCGCTTCACTGCTATCTGACTGTTATAATCCTCGCCAGTTTCAAATGAAGACGCTATTTTGCCTATATGAATGTCGGCTGGGTCAAATACTAGGCAGCATGAATCGGTTTTATTTTCGTAGTTTATCTTATTGTACTTCGGAGAATGCTTATCCATCTCCGCAATAATCAAATCTCGCAGCTCTAAATAGTCATTTTCGCTATTTTTTTTGGTTGGTGCGTACTGAATCCACTGCTGACCGGTAGTTTTTGACGTGGATATTTTGGTTATTTCAAAATTGGAAGGTACGTCTATCGGTTCGCTCTGCAATTTCTCAATAGTAGACAAAACATTCCCATTCTTATCTAGTTTTTTTTGAGTTTCAACCAATTTTCTATCACCATTTACCCCTCTAAGCTCATTTATAATGTCATTTTCGGCAAATGAAATAAAATACTTAGCTTGGTTTCTCCCAAATTCGTGACTTTTTATATGTAAGCCTAAATATTTAGCTTCATCGTCACTTAACCTTCTACATATTTTATTCATCAGTTAATAGTTAAAATTTGATTTCTATTTCCTGACTTTTTAAAACTAACGTGTACCCAAGAAGGCTCACCGTTTACAGGATACTCATTTATTAACTGGTCAAATGTCAAATTCTCTTTAATAAAATTGAATATTTCGCTATTTTTTAGCCCTCCCACGCCTTGCAAATCTAAAGCCTCGCCTGTTGTATGCTGGGAATTTTTAGCGCGGCTTCCTATGGCTTTATTTAAAGCTGGACTTCTATAGCCGCTGCTTATTCTTATTGGCTTACCTAGACCTTCTCTAAGTGGCTCAAATACTTTTTCAGCTACTAGCTTTAAATTGGCTATGACTTGTGGACTTGGCGTGTTGTCTATTCGCTTTCTAGTTGCAGTTTGACTTGTAATTAATTCTGCTAATGTTAAATGCTTACTGATTTTCATTTGAATAGCTAATTTATTTTACAAATATAGCTATAAATTTATGTTCCCTATGTCTTTTTTTAGCGACTTGAATACGTTTATCATTTCTCTTATGATAGTCAATAAAGGCTTATTCCCTAGTTTTATTGACGTTTCGTCTATTGATTTTATTTCAATGTATATCCAAAGTATTGCGATAACTTTACTAAATAATAACTCTATTCCGAACATTGTATTAGAACTCACTATGAATGTATCTATCGTAAAGGCTAGTAATAGTGAACCCATATAAAAGAAAGTCTTTATAGCGAGGTTAAATAGCTTATTGCTCTGAAAACTTTTGATTCCATTTAGCTTTATGGTGGCGTAAATAGCGAATACAGTGTCCGTCATAACCGCTAAACTCAAAAGAAAAATAATGCCATAGATTGGAGACAAAAAAGATATAAAGGCTAGTATTAAAGACTTTAAGAATAGGATTAAATCAAATTTAGGCATTTTCATTGGTTTATTAATTTTCAAATGGTGGTGGAGTTGGTTTAGGTTGGTATTCTATCTGCTCTAAGTCTTTTACCCACATAAAGTCAGGATTTACGCAATCATGCATTTCTTCAAGAGATATAACCCAGTTGTCTTTAATGTCTTGTATTGGATTAAAATAGCTATCTGGTTCATACCACTGACCTACTAATTGTTCTTTTTGTGTTTCTGTTAAAAGTCCTACTAATATCATATTATTTATTTTTAAACTTGGCGATTTAAAGTGGTTTGGAAATTTTGTACCGCTGTGTATAGGTTAGCTGCTTCGGTGTCGGTAATACCTTCTGATATATATTGAAGTCCCATTTGATAATTATTGTAAAAAATTGGATTATTATTGTCACTTCTTGCACCTAAAAAGAAATTAGCATTTGACATTAAACTAACAACTAATGTAGATTTTGTGGCTATTAAAACTCCATTAGAATAAACTTTACCACTTATATTAGAAGTTCTTGAAAAATTAATTAATCCTGTTGTTGGAGTAAGTGCATAAGAGAAAGTAGCCGCATTCCCATCTGTAGAGAAAAATTTACTTGAAACATTATGATACATATCTCTAAATAAAGTAGTGTCTCTAACGCCATAAATCTTATTTCCAGAAACGTCTTGAGTTCTTGAATATAAACCAAAAGACAAATTATCAAAAACTAAATTAGTAGAAGGATTAAAAAAAGTATTCGCCCATCCATTCGTTCCATTTGATTGTGCCCCATTTGCATTATGAGTCCAACCTCCGTTAAACTGCAATCTAAACGCAGCGTTTAAATCTCTAGGGTCTTTCAAGTTCCATTTGTGAGTGCTAGCAGTACCCCCTACCATTGGATAGATAGCTTTCATTTTAGACCATACCCCAGCTGATTTTAAATCTACTACTAACTTATTAATAGATGAACTTATTGTAGGGTCAGTAATTGCAGCGGCAGTTAGGAATGCTTGAGCGTCTGCATCTACGCTAGTTTTCGGCATTAAAGATATTATACTTCTATAGCTCATATTATGCTTGTGTAGTTACTCCAATTATATCAAATGTATCATCCGTTGAGTTGTAAACAATACCTAAATAAGTAGTTTTATTTGCAACCGTTGTAGTTGGCAAAGTTACTCCTATAGCTCTGTATTTTGTATCGTATGCTATTGACCTTGCAGTTCCATTGTCTTTTATTCTGATTACTAAATCTTTACCTTGCACCCATGTTCCTGTAGGATTTGCTAGTGTTAATCCCGCAGCTTGAGCTGTTATAACTACTAAGTCATTTCCGAATACAGGCGTTACCGTTGCAGAACTTACAACTGATTGAACATTAGGGTTATTGTCCTGTGCGGATACTTCAACGTAGGTAGAACCTGTCCACCGATATAATTTATTAGTGTCTAAGGTTACATAAATAACGCCCGACTCGCCTGTTACTGGTAAGGCTGCAAAGTTTGCTACTTCTATAAATTCTTCACCTCCGCCGAAGTCGAAATTGTCAGAATTATAATTAAAAATCCAATTTTCCATTATGATTTATTTAATATGTTTTATTTAATATGAATATGTCGCTATATATTGAGTTCCCTGCATTATTACTTCCCCATTGAACAGTTACGTCTAAGGTGTTGTTTATTGTCGTATTGAACGTGGTATTATTGATTACATTAAATGCAAATGCTTGGCTAGATGCGTTTGAAGTTTTAGTATAATGAAAACTCCCCAAAGAAACTATAGATGCTACAGTTGCACCGCCTATTTGTCTTATGGTAAAGTCAATATTTAAACTCCAAATATCATTTATAATTGAGTTTGTCAAAGCCTGTACACCACTATCTAATAATACTATGCTATTTGTCTTTACCTTTATTCTTATAGTTTGGTTATTTGCTGCGTTCATAACACCTCCAAATATAGCTCTAAAACTATCACCAACTTGAAATCCATTTGCAGGTACGCTCAAAGTTCCAACGCCACCGTTAATCAATGTAGTTTCAACTGTAGTTCCTGTTATGGGAGTTGAATTTCCAGTCTGAGCAAATAGACCAGATGTACTATCATCAAAGTCAAATAAATCTCCAGTAAAGCTAAAGCAACAATTATCCATTACACGTTATTTTAGTTTTACAAATTATTTCTTCAGTCTCTAAGTCAACTATCACTACTCTGTAATTGACATAAACATTGTCTTTGTTTAGTTCCTTTTTTATATTATCCCAACTATCTGGATAGCTTTTTAAAGGCTTTATACTTATTATATTTTCCTTTGGTGCGGTCAATAATAAGTTACCTATTGTATTCTTTACATCGGCATCGCACGTATCTTTAGCGAATAATAACACTAGCTTGTAGGTATTCTTTTCCATTTGCCTACTAGCCATTTTAGGGTCAAAGAAATAGGTAGTTTCCGTATTTCTTAAATAGCCTTGGTATTTTGCACTATTAAACAACTCATTAGTCTCGGATAGATATATTAGCATATCCTTGTCTTTGGGTTGCTTATAGATACTAACTATATCCATATTGATTAAACTACTAATTACCTTCGCTATCACTTATGATTCTTTTTAATAGATTTTGTTTTTCTTTTTCGCTCACCTTAAAGAAGTTCAAAAAATGACCTCTTATCTTATCTCCGTCTTCTTTTGGTACTACTATTTCGTACTCGTATGGATTTATTTCTCTAACTGCTCTTGTACCATTCTCAAAACTATCTTTAAGACTTCCAGTTAATTCAATTGGCGGTCTGCCGCTTTCACTTTTTAGCTGACTATATCCGCCTTCAAAGTATTTTGATTTTCCGCTTTTAGTTTTTTCACCTCCCAATCTAATACCTTTATATCTTGCGATACTTGCATACATTGGCTCAGTGCTATATGGCTTCGGTTCATTACCGTTTATGTCTTTATTATCTACAAATATTCTCTTAACCATTGCATCATGTAAATCAAATACAGCCTCTGCAAAGTTCTTTTCTAACCTCATTTGATAGGCGGCAAAGACATTGTCTAAACTCATACTAGCCAACTTTTAGCTTGTACTCGTGAACCACAATCAAAGCAACCACTATCTTTTAAACTTAATGAACTTAACTCTAAACTATATTGAGTTTCATATTCTGCTTTCAGCTCTTTATAGTCTTGGTCTTGCATCATTCTTTGGTTTATTTCACCACTAAAAAGACCGTCAGTAAGTAATATACTAGCCACCTTATAATTCATAGCTATCTGAAATAAATCTTTGTTAGTGCAGATAAAAGTATTGTAATCACAAAGGATAGAATAGTCTAATAACATTCCATTTATTCCATGTCTGTAGTTGGTCCTACCTAATATATCTTCAGCAACGGTTACTTCTACATATTTGAAATCTTTGTTTAGGGTTACTGTTTTAGTAACTCCGCTCACAACACTTACCGGTACTAATTCAACTACTGCTAATTCATTTGTAAACTTCAAGTTTATAGTTCCAGTGTATTGAACATTCACGTGAGCTTTATTTAGCCTATAAAATTGCTTATAGTTTGAATTAAATTCAAAGGTTTGAATATTAGAATATGTATCCGTAAATCTCTCACCTAAAATCTCATTATATTTGTTTGTACTTTTGCCTTCTTTACTAAGCAAAGCACTTACCATTGAGTTATATGCTAACTCTGTAGCCTTATCTATTGCCTCCTGTGGATTGTCAAACATAGAATATAAATCTAGTTTGCTAAGGGTGTTAAACACCGCGTCAAGGGTTATTTCCCCTGACGCTGGTGTCCCACACTTTATAAAAGAATAACTAAAGCAATTGTTCACTATGAATTCTTGATTACGAATTGCTGAATACCATTCACTCCGAATCCATAATCGTTTTCGCAGAATGCATTTGGTCTAGTGTAAAGCTCTTCAGTTGCAGATACAGTCATATTGATTTTAGTACCGCAAGCAGTTAAGCTGAATGCTACATCCATTGCTCTACCTGTGAAAGGAGATACGATTGTAGTTCTGCTGAACATTGGATTTGATACTTCAAACATTCCTCTGTATTGAGCATAATTTACAACTTGTACAGCACCTGCTTCGTAAGATAAGAACCAAGGCATGTTTTTCAAAGAAGTAGTAGAATACTCAGCATTGAATACATTTGCTAAAGCGTCAGATTTAATAACTGGAAGTCTATTAGTTTCAAAGATACTTGAAAGGTCATATCCTGTAGAAGCACAACAAGAAGCTTGGTTTAATTGCTGATACTGATTCAATAAGAAACCACCAATAAGGATTGGATTGCTTCCGTATCTTGCAGTTTGAGCCGAGTAAATAACTTCGCTATACAATTCATTGAATGCGGTTGCAGATACTTGACCGAATGTTTTTACAGCCTTACCTTTGTCAGTAGCTCTGTTTGGAATGTCAGCCAATTCTTTTGGAGAGAATCCGAAAGTAGATGCAGGAACTGAATCGAATAAGAACTGAGCTATTCGAGCCTCGTGTCCTTTGTCAACTAGAGAAATCAATTCAAATAATTTGCTTTCGATAGAAGTACCTCTAACTGTAGTCTCAGATAATGGAGCATCCAATACTGGAAGCGTATCCATTAAAGCTGTCATAGCTTTGAAGTCAGCATACTCGAAAGTAACTGTCTTAGAATAAGTGTTTGTGCTATCACAAGTGATTGTGTAAGTCTCTGAATCTTGAGTTGCAGGTGAAGCACCTTCAGCACAATAATCAGTAGGACAACCTGTAACGGCAGCTCCGCACTCTGGCAAATTCCATATCAATTCAACAGACATTTTCTGACCGTTTTCTGCTAGTAATTTACCTTCTAATCTTGAAGAATTTACCTCGCCGTTCATAGCTATTGAAAGTGGAACGTCTAATTGAGGATTTGCGGTGATAACACCTAATGCTGATTGTGTTTGAAACACACTTGATAGTCTATCTTGAAGACTATTTTTTAATACTAATGCCATTTTATATAATTAATTGGTTAAAAAATTGGTTTACGCTTATTTATTCTTTTGCTTTATGTGAGGTTAAGGTATCACGACCGCATCAGAAATTTAAGGCTTTCTAAACCGCATTTTTAACCTACTAATATAAGTAGGCGGAAAATTTATTTTTTACCTAGTGTAACTTTGCTAGATAGGTCTATTCTATTTGCTATTACAGGCGCAGTGTTTTGACTTCTATCGACGTTCATAGTTCCTGTTCCAGTTACTTTTTTAAACGCTCCACGCTTAACATAAATAGATTCTAATACTTCTTTATAGTTTGCGAATGCTCCTGCCTTTGTACTAGATAAAACTACTTGTCCGTTAGAATCGTACACTACTTCGTTTTGATTTTCATCTAATTTAAAGCTATACTTTGACTCATCAAATAAACAAACGTCTCTTATATTCATATCCTCAACTAATACAAATTCATTTTTAGCAGCTGATAGCTTAGAGCTTATTATGATTTGTAGTTCCTTTTGAGTAAACTCTTTTTCGATATTTTGCTTCTCATTTGAAACTGTATCGAAATCACCTTTTAGCTTGTCATTTACTCGCATTAAGTCTTCAATCTTTTGATTTAGTTTCTCAATCTCATTCTTTGTAGCTTTGTCCGTATTGTCTTTTAGATTTGCATTAGACTCGGTCAATTCTGCTATCTTAGACTTTAAATTTGATAGAACAGTCTCTACATTGTCATGCAATTTGCCTTCTAATGTCAATCCTAATTCTTTCGCTTCTTTGTTTATACGACTATCAACCGCAGTTGCAGCCTTACCGTACAATTTATTTCTTTCACTCTCCGGAAGGTCGCTAAATCTTTCTGCTACACTACCAATCGGTATGTATACGCTGTTAAATTCAAGCATTGCATCTTCTGGACTGATTCCCTCTTCGCTAGGTACTATTTGAAATTTGCTCATTTATATTATTTTAGTTGGTTTTTTTTGGTCTTCCTTTTGCTTTTGGCTTTTCTACTTCTGCAAACGCATCAACCTCTTCTTTTATTTCTGTTAAATCGATTAAATCGACTTGAATTGTTTGCTCTTCTATAGTTGGCATTTCAACCGATACGCTTTCTGCCTGACTTTCCACAACTACTGCAGGTGCTACTATTTTTTTTTTAACCTCTGTAATAGTTTGAGCCTCTATTTTTTCAGCTATGAATGCAGATTTAGCATGTACACTCATTTCCATAAACTTATTTAACTCATCGTCTGAAATCTTATAAAAACTAGGCTTGTAAAAATCCTCACTTCTTTCAGCTATAGTTCCTATGTTTGATTTATTAGGACTCGTTAGTATTAAGAATTTTGCCATTAACGTATTTTTATGCAAATATACAAACTATTTTAAAAATGCAAATTGCTTTTTTTATAAAGTGCAATCTGTATTGTTGTATTTATTTAATCCGTAAGACAAAGCTAATTTTTCGCTCACTGGTCTTATATTATGTCTACAATTCCACCCACCTGCAACTTGAAATATATTTGTACTATTAGTTCCCTTTATTTTTCCGCTCCATTCTAAGTCTGCCCAGCTTTCAATTTCTTTTTTGGTGTATATATTACCTATTCTCTGGTCGCAAAAGCATCGGCTAGTTTCTATTTCAGTTCCAGAATAACGAAAATACTGTACATTAAATTTATTTGCTAGTATCTGACCTTGCGCACGCTTGTACTGAGTGGAATATTCACGAGCTACTATGTCTATATTACCTTCTATCTTTTTAGTGGTGAGTATATCCTTTACGGTTGACTTAAAGTCATTATATTTACCACCACCTGCAACGTATTGCAATAAAGCGTCTTTAATAGGCTGCTTTATATTGGTGTCGGTTACGTTTACTGCTAAATTATTGTAGAAATTGTCAAAGGCTACGTTATTAAATGCCTTTAAACTCCTTGTATTTATAGTTCCAAATGACTTATATTGGCTTATTATGTCTTTTAGATTCTCATCAAATACCTTTCTATAGTCCTTAATTTTATCATAGTATCCCTCTTCTTTTAGGACTTCTTCTATAATATCATTAACCTTGTCTATGTTTTCAAGATTATCAATATCAAATACAAACGAGCCTCGAACTTGATACTCGTTTAATTTGTTAAGAATTTTATCTAATATTTTTTCAAACTCCATTAATTGGGTTCGCCAGTTATTACTACTTTGCCGTCAACCTCTTCAACTTTCATTCCAGCGTCTTCGGTTTGCTTTTTTATTTGTTCGTATAAAGATTCGTAGTCTTCTTCGGATTCTTCTTCAGACTCTTCACTTTCTTTATAAACAATTTCAGTATTAACTATATTTCCCTCTATAGCCAAAGGCATAGCCATTAATGAAGTTGCTTTTTCTCGCAAATAAGTATCTAGTTGCTTTTCATTCATATCCATTACCCCTTCGTCTTCTACCCACTTCATTATGTTGTCAGAAATAACGATATGAATTTTATCATAATAGCCTAAACTTCCTTTCTTAATTGTCATATCATCTGATTTGTATAGATAATACTTATTGACTATCTTAAACTTCTCCGTTTCACCTATTGAATTATAGTATTCTCTGAGTAAATTTATCAATATGTATTGAGGTGCATTGCTATTTTGTAATGCAGTGAATATTTCATTTACCTCAGCGGTTGATGTAGTTCTAAAGTTATTAAATGCATAAACCGATACTTCGCTTTCCTTTTCAAGTGGAAACATTAGCTCAGTCCAGTTATTAAACCACCATTGCATAGTCATTTCCACGTCTTGACTGTACATTTTATATGTAGAGTAGGTTTTCTCCCTATCTATCATTTTACCGAGAGCGGTTTCGCTTCCTTTGACTTCACTATTGGAATATTTCAAACCAATATAATCAAATGCGATGTCTCTATTTTCTCTTATCTCATCACGTGTGGAGTTTAGCGCACCCTGTGGAGGGTCAACCCAATATACGTGAGGAGCTGGAGGTGTGCTATTTTCAACTGCATTCGTACCCCTTACAACGTGAACTGCATTAAATGGAGTGAATAGATTTTTGCTTCCTGTTCCTTTACAAGTCTCGCACGATTCAGTACAATAGTTACCATTCTTATCTAAGGTATCAACTAACCCACCTCTACAGCCAACGCCTTCGCATGGTTCGCCTACAATAACTGGAATAGGATAGGTACTTCTAGTTTTGGTTACTCCTACATTAACTGAATCTATTATAATAGTACTCAATATAGACTCACTAGGACTGAAATATGATTTAATTACTAGCTCATTATCATTAACGATTTTAAGACCGTCAGCGTGCCTGTAATACTTTTTATTAAGATTATTATTAAACTGCCAAAATAGAATTGGCTCGGTGCTTTCATCTGCTATATCATACGAGTAATGTTCGTAAGTCAACAGACCCTCTTCGTTATAATATAAGGCTACAAAGTTATTTCTCTTATCGCCTTTGACTCTATATACTAGAGTTGTTTTATCTTTATGTAATATGTTTTCAGAGGTTACTAGATAAGGGTGCAATGGTAAATACTCATTCCCTAATTCAATGCCTCTTTGCTTTTCTATAAACTCACTATACTTTATGTGATAAGTTAAGACGCTATTGGAATCTAGTATTATATTTTGCCAATAGATATTTTTAAAGAAACTCATTATCTCATAGTTGTCTATGAAGTCTCTTACAGTTTCATTTTTAGTTTGCACTGAATAGTTGTCATCATTGAATATCTTTTGAGTTTCAAAGATAGCATCGCCAACTAATTTCTGAACAGGATTAACCCAATTCTCTTCAATGTATTCGTACTCCTTAGCATCTAAGCCTGGATGTCTCATTTTGTAAATCTCCGTTGGAAACTTACTACTATAAAAAACCCCAAAAGACCGTTCAGCCTTTTGAGGTTTTTTTCTAGCAATACTTAATAATTTTTTTAGTTCCACTTAATAGGTTTAGGTTTTGGGTTTGGATTCTTTGGTTTACCGCAACACATAACTACTATTGGAATTTAAAGATACCTGCTGGCTGAGTGTCAAATACTAACCAATACTCGTTTCTATCGAAGTTAACTTGAGCTTCAACGGTGAATTTTTGTGAAGTTCCATACTCAATACCCGGAGACTTAACCATTAGCATCATAGGTCTTGGACTTACTTGCATTCTGCCGTCATTGTAAGCTATAACTACCCATGCAGTTTTACCGTCTATCATGTTATAGAAATCATGATTGTCAGAGCTAACTTTAGGGTCAGTGATTGTTACTGTGTGAGATTCGCCTGTCTTCAAGTTAGGAATACCGTTTTTCATTGGATTCTCAATAGTCAAGTTCTCACCCTCTGGAAGTGCCACCAATACGTTGTCAATTACGTTCAAATCTTTGAATGAATCAACGCCTGCTAAAGCTGTATTCCATGCGCCTGAAGCTGTATAGTTTACTTTTAATAGGTCGTTGGTATCTTCACATAGAATGTAAGCTACCGAAGTTGAATTACCGAGTGCATAAAAATTATTGCAATCTGGTTCTGTGTATGCGACCATTGTTTTACCGTCGCAAGTAGTTGTGCAAAGTGCCATATTAATTAAATTTTAAAGTTAAAAATATCCGACACCTTCGCTATGTCTTGAGTGCAAATATAGTGCATTTTTATTTATACAAATTTATTTTTTTTAATCTTAATCTTAATTAAACATAGTTTCTCCTTTACTCTCTACAATTACACACTGACTGAATAATTATAGTTAGTTTCTATTATGGCAAGTAATAAGCAATGTAAACACTTCCGCTCTCTTCCACTTTAAAGGTGGCATGGATTTTAACCATCTATTCGTTCATTGATTTTTCCCTTTCGGTTTGTAGTTGCTAGTTGTCAGGAGTGGACATTTGCTAGTCTTATATCAATGTTTTACACTACTTTTTATTTTAATTTACTCAGCTATTTAAGTCTGATTTTGAATGGTTCGACTATACAACCGTACTGATATAAAAGAAAAAAGCCTTTGCACAAGGACGAGGTCTGCAAAGGCTAAGGGCGTCTTATTCTTTTAAAATTTTAACGCTATGTTTCTTTTATACCGACCTCGTCAAAAGTACAATATGACTGCAAATATACAAACTATTTTTTAATTTGAATAATATTTTTTTAACCGCAGCAATTTCGTCTGCTAGTTCTTATAGTGTCCTTTCTAATTACAGGAATAACTATCGTACCTAGTTTAGAGTTGAAATTCCAAGTCGGAGTCAAAGAATCGGTATCGATATAGTATTCAGTTGTAGGATTTGAAGTATCTATATTGTCCACAACTTCTATCAATACATTATCTGCTAGCAATTCCATTAATAGTAAATATGTTTCGTCTGAATACTCACTAAGAACTAAATCATATGTAGCTTTCACCTTAGTAACTGGTCTTATTATAGCACCGCCTTGAGTGAATGTTTCACCTTCTATAGTATAGTTCCCTTCTTGAATCATTAAGTTAAACTTCAATGGATAGGCATTTCCGCAGCTTTGGTGAAATATAATTGTAATACCACCGCAACTATCTCCGCACTCATCACATGGGCAATCATAAGAAGCTAAATCATATTTAAGGTATAGAAATTGCTCTGCACTTGACGTTTCTTGTATAGCTCCGTCCCATATTTGTAGGGAAGTATTCACACCGCTCACGCCTAAAGTAAATGGTGTCCAGTCTATTAATCCATTAGCATCACTATCTTCATTAAATATGTAGCTAACACCGTTATAAAGTTTAAAATCTAATGATTGTGGCGGTACTTTTGGAATATTAATCTTAGCTTCATAGACTCCTGACGCTATCCAATATGTTTTATCATTTGGCGAAGTGTATGGACTTGAGAATAGAGATGCTACATAATTAACGCCATAACCTAAACACGTTTGAGGCATTTTAGCTGCTTCTATCGCTGTCAACATTGAATAAGGGTCGTATGTACTATTTCTTTTAGTCGAATTTACGCTCTCACTTAATGGGTCTTCACCAATTCCTATGAATACATTTATTTCCTCACTAATTTGTTCTAATTCCGTTAAATTAGTTACCGTTCCACCACCGCAAAGTTCTATTTCTATAGTAGCTGGTATCAATTGTCTTATATAAAATGTAACCTGCAATCCAAATTGAACTACGTCATCAGCACTTACTATTAATGCTCTCGCAGTATTAGCATAACTACCTCCACAATTGGATTCGTTCATATTTATTAGTGTGCCTGTTATGACATTTTGAAACCAATTATTTCCACCAACTGTATATGAAAATCTTTGCAATTGAACATTTAACGAAGGGCTTGAGCCTACATATGTGAAATTAAAAGACACTTCATATTCATATCCGTCTGCAAAAACGTCATCTGGAAGGGTAATAAATGAAGGTAAAATTTCCCAACCTCCCAAAGGTTTAGCAGTCGAAGCTATTGTCTTAGTATATTCATGTATCTTTTTCCATTTAGGTTGCACCGTTGCTAAATTAATAGTATCATCACATGGCGCTTCTGCTATTATATTATCCGAGCCTGCTGGCAATTCACCTACTGTCTTCTTGGTTTCTACTGTGTATCCTCCTAATGTTATACTCATATCTAAGTTATTACTTGGTCTTTAAATCTTCTTAATAATTTTATTTCTGTTACGTCATCTTCTAGGTTCGCGCTTATCAAATTGCCATAGTATGTATTCACTCCATCGCTAACACTAAATAAATCGTATTGGTGCGCTCTCATAGCTATTAAATCCAAACTAGATAGCTTTGCAGTCTTGAATGTTATTTGACTTGGTACGTAGATATTTTTCTCTATCAAATCATTTATATTATCGATTGTCTTATCTACTTTTGCTAATTCAGATACAGGAAGTTTGCAAACGTTTAGAGCTGTATATGGAGGCGTTGGGCTTCCTAATAAGTATTGTATTGCATAATCATAAATACTATTACCTTCATACTTAATTGCTGACATTTTATCTTTATCTGCAAATAAACTAAACCCCCATTTATATAAGTGTCTAAATAGATTAAATACGGTTGCATAGCGTCTATTTATTGATTGACCATTAATAGGTGTAGTAAATACACTATCTGCTAAAAACCCAGTCGTTTGACTTAGAGTAACATTGTAATCTGTTGTAGGGCTTCCGCTTACTGTAATTCCTGAAAGTATAAATATATTTTCATCAAACTCCAACTCTTCATCTTGAGTTCCTAATCTTAATGCTCTTGTTATTATGTATTGAGATGCTATAAATTCACTTACCTTTGAATAAACGGAATCACTTCCATTGTCTACTGAGTAGTTATTCTGTTTACAAAAGTCTTTATTACTATCCTTTGAATTCTTATAACCTATATTAATTTCTTTATAATACGGTGCTAAGAATGGAGCTATTTCGATTATTCCATCTATCAAATCACTATCCGAAAATTGATATTGACTTGGCACTAATGTATCTGAATAAAAATCATAGACGGTCATTAGTTTTTTTTGTGGCGTTGGCGTGTCATAAAAATATCCAAGTCCGCAGCATACAACCTTTTCAAGTTCCCTAAAGAAGTCGCTAGGCTTTACGATAAAGTCTGCCACATTTATTTTCCCTCTGATATAATCACCTTTTGAAAACCATAAATCTGAAAAGCAATTGGTATAAGAAATATTCATATCAGTTTTAAATATTTCATTAAGTGCATATATTGCTGGATATGCTTTTGTTTTAGTGTGGTATGGTTCTATGTCAGCTGAACTAGATATAGTTGCAATAGTGTCTTTTGTAGTTGTATATTTAATGTTTACAATATTTTCTAATGTATATTGTATTTTTTTAAAGTGAATTGTATTCCCAGTATTGTCACGATAATCTAATTCATAAAAAATCCAAACCTTTTCATCGTAATCTAAAAAAAAGCTATCTGTAAATGTTTTATTATAATTAACTACTGTAGTAGTCGGTCCTGCAGAAAGTATTGACAAAAAAGGATTAACTAGCGTATTAGCCATTATATATCTTGGATTTTCAAAATCTGTTCCAACACAAATGAACTCCTGTATAAATGCTAATGTTGTATTTAAAATTGATATGTCTATAAAATCTAAAGTAGCCTTTGTATTTACTGTTGTAATATCAAAAATACCACTATCTATCTTGTTATGAAATACCTCTTGAGGTTCTATTAAAGGAAATCTACGACCTGTTACAAATGCAGTTACTCCTGCCACATTATTAATGAACATATCTTTAAATACAATATTCCCTATTGAAAAGAAATTCATATTTAATCCACCGCTATCTTCTAATTCATTGTAAATTGTATTTACTTTTGGCATTATCCAATGATTTTGAATTAATCCGCCAGAATGACTTGTAGTATCTGTGGCATCATAATCTTCTAAGGCATATACATTTTCACTCCTATAATCATATTCTAGTTGTAGATTCCTAACATAAAAATCCTCAGGCTGAGATAATATTGTAGTCAAATTAACTTCCTTATCTAAATCATTTTTCCATAAGCTATTCACATCAATAAGTCCTATTGTAGTGAACTCACCTTGATTGCTATACTTCTTAAAATCTAAATCAAATTGGTAAGTTTCTGCATTAGTTCCGCAGCTATCAGTTATTTTTATATAACCTGAGCCTTCCACGCCTTTGCTTTCATATTCGGCATCTAGTTCCGTTTTGCCGCTCGCACAATAGAATTTTAGTTCGGCTTCTATCTTTGTGTCTACGCAGCTGTATTGAAAGTCTCTATCTAATGATAACTTAATCACTTCTAAGCCTATTGGCTTGTCTATAGTGGTTATTATAATGCCATTAATAACTATTTCTGTAACTTCCATACGTGCAAAAATACGAAATTTTAAACATAATACTAAACTTTTTATATACTTGCAAGTTTATTACATCAATAAGACGCTAAACAATTTTAGTATATTTAACAATGTCCAAAAAGTTATTAGGCTACATTTGTAATTATATTCAATTAATCATAAACCAAAGCAAATGAAAAAAACACTATTTATCCTATCATTATTAATGATACGGCGACCACCG